AAAAGCTTAATTTAAAAGAAGTGCCGTGTATTCAAGCCAATAATTGGACAGAAGCGCAAAAAAAAGCTTATGTGATAGCTGACAATAAACTAGCCTTAAATGCGGGTTGGGACGATAGTTTATTAAAGATAGAATTTAAAGAATTAACAGATTTAAATTTTGACGTTGAATTAACAGGGTTTTCATTAGAAGAACTTGCAACTTTGTTTGATGAACGTAATGATGATAAACTGCCTGACCAAGAAGAATTAAAATCTACTTTTGAGGTTGCTGTTGAGTGTTCAAATGAAAACGAACAAGAAACAGTATATAATCTTTTAAATGCGGAGGGTTATAAGTGCCGAATTTTAACCATGTAGTTGAGATAGATTATAAACCTTCTTTCAGAACGGAAAAAGTTGTAGGGATGTTTGACGTTCCCCCGACTAAAAAATTGCGTAAAGAATGGAACGTTGAAATTCCTATAGAGGAAAAAGACTGGCAAATTGGTTTGATAGTAGGAACGTCTGGAGCGGGCAAAACTACAATAGCAAAACGTTTATTTGGCGATAATTGTTATCATAACGGTTATAAATGGTCTTCAGCTTCACTATTAGATGATTTTGATAAAGATTTGACAGCAAACGATATAACAAACGCTTTATCACACGTTGGTTTTTCTTCGCCGCCTAATTGGCTGTTGCCTTATTCGGCACTATCTAACGGTCAGAAATTTAGATGCGAACTAGCTAGATGTTTAACAGAAAAAAAAGAACTTATTGTTTTTGATGAATTTACGTCTGTTGTTGACAGAAACGTGGCTAAAATAGGAAGTCATGCAGTACAAAAAGCTATCAAGAAAACAGATAAAAAATTTGTCGCGGTCACTTGTCATTATGATGTAGAGGGTTGGTTACAGCCTGATTGGATTTATGACGTATCTTCTGAACACTTTACATGGAGGTGTCAAAGGCGACCCAAAGCAACAATCAAGATTTTTAGATGCCACCATTCTTGTTGGAGAATGTTTAGAGGAAATCACTATTTAAGTGCAGACATGAGTACAGCTTCAACGTGTTTTATATTGCTGTTCGATGGCGAACCCGCAGCGTTTACCGCTGTTTTAGCTTTTCCGCATCCCGTAACAAAAAACATTTGGAAAGAACATCGCACTGTAACACTGCCTGACTATCAAGGGTTTGGATTAGGAAACAGATTGTCGGAGTTTGTTGGTGAATGGTTACATAAAAAAGGCAAAAAATTTAGGAGTGTTACGTCTCACCCTGCAATGATCGGTCACAGACATAGATCAGATGCGTGGATTATGGATCGAAAACCGAGTAGAATGGCTCCACTTAGTAAAACAGCTAGAACACAAAAAGCTGAAACAAGTGCGATAAATAGATTAACGGCATCTTTTTTATATGTGCCAAAAGAAAAACGAGCATTGTCATGACAAAAAATAAAGGTGGCAGACCAAGAATAGAATTAAATGCTGAACAAAAACAAGAGATAGAAACGCTTGCAGCCGTTTTGACGACAGAACAAATAGCTGATTATTTCGGTATAAGTAGACGGGTTTTCTTTGATATTTTAGACAGAGACGAGGAGGTTTCTGCACTATATAAAAAGGGACAGGCAAAAGCAGTTGGTTTCGTTGCACAAAATTTAATACAAAAAGCTAGATCGGGAGACTTGGGCGCACAGATATTTTATTTAAAAACAAGAGCGGGATGGAAAGAAACGCAACGCATCGAGGGCGCGGGTGAAACTGGTGAACACGTTGTTGCTTATAAATGGTTAGACGATGACGACGAGGACGATTAATTACCGCCCCCGAAAGTTAGTTAAAAGCTTTCATAAACGAAAAGAAAGATTTGCTGTTATTGTTGCTCACCGTAGATTTGGCAAAACTGTTGCGGCTATAAATGATTTAATCAAAACAGCATTAACAACAGAAAGAAAAAATGTAAGAGTTGCTTACATTGCGCCATATTTCAGACAAGCAAAAGCGATAGCTTGGGATTATCTTCTAGAATACACAAAAGATATAGAGGGCGTTAGATACAATGTTGCCGAATTAAGGGCAGATTTTCCAAACGGCGCAAGATTTAGATTATTCGGCGCAGATAATTACGATGCTATGCGAGGTTTATACTTTGACAGTGTTGTGCTAGACGAACCCGCAGATTTTCCCGCTAATGCGTGGCCGACAGTTATAAGACCGTCATTAGCAGACAGGCAAGGTAAAGCAACATTTATAGGAACGCCAAAAGGCAAAAATGAATTTTGGGAAATATACAACAACGCTAAAACTAATGATAATTGGTTTTGTGCAATGTATAAAGCTGATGAAACAGATATTTTAGATGTAAACGAATTAGAAGAAGCTAAAATTACAATGGGCGAGGATAGATTTGCCCAAGAGTTTCTTTGTAGTTTTGAGGCAGCAATACAAGGTGCGTATTATGCCCAAGAAATGAAAGCAGCAAAAGAAGAAAAAAGAATAACAAATGTACCGTATGATCCGTCAGCTAGTGTGATTGTTAGTTATGACTTGGGAATAGGCGATAGTACAGCAATGTGGTTCGCTCAATTTATCGGGCAAGAAGTACATTTAATAGATTATTATGAAAATAGCGGTGTTGGTTTAGACCATTACGCAAAAGTTTTATCTGATAAAGGTTATCATTATGAAAGCCATATTTTACCGCACGACGTAAGAGTAAAAGAGCTAGGGACAGGTAAAAGTAGATTAGAAACATTAGATAGTTTAGGAGTAAAAAATATAGAAATAGCACCTAGATTGTCGGTAGATGACGGAATACAAGCGGCTAGGTCTATGTTAAACAAATGTTGGTTCGACGCAGACAAATGTGAAAGAGGCATAGAAGCATTATTACAATATCGCAGAGAATTTGACGAAAAACTAAAATCATGGCGTGGGAGACCTTTACACGATTGGACATCGCATGGTGCAGATAGTTTTAGATATTTAGCGGTAGGTTACCGACCCGAACAAGATTGGGGTGAGCCTATAAAACGTAATTTAAAAGGTATAGCGTAATTTATTTTTATATGTTATAGAAATTTTATCAACTTGTAGGGTCGTTAAAATTCGTAAGTTTAGAAAAGTAGCTAAAACAAAAAAAGGTGTTCCGAAAAAATACTTGTCGGGCGCAAAAAATAAAAGTGAAAAAGAAAAAGAAATTTTAGAAACTAGAAAACGCTATAAACAAGGTTTGTCTATAAATATTGCAAAAGTGAGCAAAAGCCGTGCCAACCAAGCCAAAAAGAAAACCACTAAGCGAAAAAGTTAAAGCAACTTTACGCAAAAAAGCGGAAGGCACTAGATTTACGCCAAGCCAATTACAAGCCGTATATAGGCGTGGGCAGGGTGCATATTTAAGCGGTGGGTCTCGAAATGTACCAATGGCCGCTTGGGCAATGGGTCGCGTAAACTCTTTTGTTTCTGGAAAAGGTGGGGCAAGAAAAGCCGACGCAGATATTTTAAAGAAAAGTAAAAAATCAAAATCAAAGAAAAGGAGAGCGTAATGCCGATGGGAAAAGGGACCTATGGTTCAAAACGTGGTAGACCACCCAAAAAGAAAAAAGACAAAAAAAAGAAGGGAAAAAAATAATGCCTGGTTTTCACAAAGGTAAAAAACGCAAAGGTAAGAAAAAATAGTGTCAAAAAAAGACCCTAGACTAAAACGAGCAGGAGTTAGCGGGTACAATAAACCTAAACGTACCCCTAACCACCCTAAAAAATCTCATATTGTTGTTGCAAAAGAAGGTGATAAAATAAAGACTATTCGCTTTGGGCAGCAAGGCAAAACTGGTGATAAAACTATGACAAAAAGAGCTAAGTCATTCAAGGCAAGACATGCTAA